TTTTTCACTTCGATCAGCATTTGCAGAGGCAATGCCCGAAACTACGGAGGTTCCTGCGGCAAGGGCTATGAGGCCCCAGCCTCGGGCGTCCTTCCCCATGGAGTTGATCAGTATGGTCAAGCCTGCGGAAAGGAACATTTGCGGAAGCTGCTTCAACAGGGATAGGCCGATGTTGCCTATGGCGGCGGCAAAGTCATCGGCTCCTGCGGCTCCGTTGACAAAGAGTTCGCCCATGGCGAAGAGGGCGTCAAGGCCTGCGTTGGTGGCGAGATCCCCTAATGCGCCTTTAAGGTTCTCCACAGCCTGATACATCTCTGCAAGTCTAGTTGCTTCTTCTTCGGCCCACCATGATTCCCCTTCGGGGAGAGCGGGGATAAGTTCCCACGGATTTCTTCCGGGAGGCATCAGTGTGGGACCCGTAGCTTTCGGAATCCCCAGCATCGGGGCGTTCAGGTTTTCCGCCGCCTGCGGCGCAAGGGTATTTTGCCACCAGCTTGCCATGGAAGCGCTGGGCTTGGCGCTTAGGATGAGGTCTTCTATGGACTTGATGAAAGTCTCATACGCCTCGAACATCTTGTCATCGTATGCAGGGTCAAGTTCCAGTGTTGCAAATTCCCCTGCTATCGTTTGCTGGTACTTAAGCAGAAGTTCGTCAAACAATTGCTGGGGGGTCTTGGGAGGCTTGGGTCCTTTTGTTGAGTCCGCAATATCTGTGTAAAACTTCAACAAATCAAATTGAGGTTTCAGCCGGGGATCTTGGACTCCGGTGAATCCTGCTCCCTTTCCGAATACTCCGGTAGGTCCCACTGCTCCTGCAAAAGAGGCAGGATTTCGCGCTACTTCTTCCTCTATGAGTTTTATTATGGCAGTAACCATGGCTTTGGCTACTTCCTTTTCATCACCAAGGCCTTCCAGCAATCTTTGCTTCGGGTCTTTGAGTTCCTTCTCCCTTTCCCTGATTGCCGCCATGGCCTCGTCTGCCATTACTTGCGGAGTAGCCGCACCGAGTCCGAGAAGTCTCTGTCTGTCCGCCAAAGCAGCAAGCCCATCAGCCGTTTTCTGATTTTGTCGGATCGCCTCAAGCAACTGCTGGTTGGCGTTGATTGTATCGGAGACCGCCCGCTCAGCACCTATCTGTGCAACACCTGTCTTGGGAATCTGACTGTTCAGAATTGCACTCGCTTGTGCGGCAGCACCTCCACGGAGCGCGGAATCTATATCGATCCCCATGAGGCCCTTACCCTCACGAAGATTTGTACGGAACTTCTCAAATTGCATGGCGTCGTTGATGTCAACAACAGATTTTTTGAAGAACTCTATTGCGGGTTTATAGAATTCAAGAATACCGGAACCTGTGGTAGCAAGAAGCTGGGACCACGATTCCTTGAGCTGATTGGTTTTGCTTATGGCGGAGTTCATGCCCTCTTCCCAAGCATTACCCAGAAGGCTTCCCTGCTTCGTGAGTTCAGTAAGAGCTTCATCGAGAACCGCCGCAGTTATTCTTCCTTCTTTACCAGCTTCCCGCAATCTGGATACCGGAATGTCAAGAACCTTGGCTATGGCCCCTGCAAGGGGAACGCCTGTGTTGTATATCTGGCGAAGGTCGTCTCCGAAAGTCCTTCCTTGCTGTGTTACCTGCCCGTATACAAGACCAAGGCGTTGCATTGCATCGGAATCTCCTCTTGTTGCTATCGTCATTTTTTGCATGAGAGGAATCAGTTCGTTGGTAGCTACACCAAAGCCGCGCATACGGACTATGGTGTCTTTGGCAGCGTCTCCGGAGATCCCGGATTCACGGGATAACTTCAAGAGTTGGCTGTAAGCCAAGGTACCAGACTCTACAGAGCCTGTGAGAGCAACAAGAGCTATCTGGGTTTTTTCCGCCGAACCTGCGGCAGTAAGCAAAGCCTCGGGAACAGCTTTGACCAGATTCAGTAACGTCTGCATACCACGTACCATGAGGTAAGCCCCGGTACCAAGTCGAAGCATTCCCCCTACAAGACCATCCATGCCCGTTCTTGCGTTGAGAAGACTGGAAAACAAATCGGTCCAGTCTTTCTTGGAATTCTTCGTTGTTTGGGCAGCTTTCTCTGTAGCTCCGGCCATTTTCTGCATGACCATGGTATGCTTCTCTGCTGCGTCCTTACCCTTATTCAAAGTGTTGGTAAGTTCTGCTTCCGCAATCTTCGCTCGGGTAGCTGATTCTTTGACTTTTTCCTTGGACGCAGCATCCTTGTCTTCCGCAAGGGAAGTCTGCATAAAAGAAGTTTTGAGTTTTTCCGCAGCGAGCGTAGCAGAAGTCAGGGCATTGGTGAGCCTCACAGATTCCGCTACCGTGCCCGCAGCTTTGCCCTTGAGCTTATCCAATTCGTCATTGAGGACTTTGACTTTCCGCGCGTCCGCATCTACTTGTATAAGGAGGGAAGCATCCGCCATACTATTTTCCTCCCCTCTAATCTACCGCCCTACGGCACTAAATCACTACTTCTCCTTCATGATCTCCCCGATCACCGAAGAAGCCGCCTGATCCATGGACAGTATAGCAGAAATCTCCACGGGCGTCAATTTATATCCTGCCACGGTCTCATAGGCCGCGATATCCTGGAATGACACGCCCTCGGAGCCTCTCAGCCTGATGAATATGGTGAACAGATACTCGAAGCCCTCGGGAACGGGAACATCCTGTGCAAGCTGATCATCTATTGACCCGCTATCAGCTCCGGAGGGGAGTTGCCTGCGGACAGAAGTGAGTGTGCTCCGCAGGGTGTTGCCGTCCTTCCTCGGGTAATCGAGGGTGAACTTACCCCGAACCGCTTCTGTCAGCTCTTCGGTTCGGGCGCAATAAAATTGCTTCGGTACTTGTAATACTCAAGAACCTGCTCGCGGATCATGGGGACTTTGGTGTACAGCATAGTGGCGTTGGCTTTGTCGAACTTCAGCTCGTCCTTGCCCCAAGAGATGTTCTTCCAGTCCTTCGTGAGGCGTATCGCGCGGGCAACATCACGTTCCACGCGCTCGGTGGCCTCTTTGTCAACGGGAAGGGGAGCGTCGGCTTTCTTGGTAGCAGCTCCTGCTGCGCGGGAGGCAAACATATCCCCGAGCTTTCGGCTGTTCTCGCGCTCGGCTTCGATATCGATGCTCGCGGCTTCCTTGCTGTCGGGCCCGAGGACCTTGATCATCGCGTCCAGGGGGTTGCCTGTTAAATCATTTACAGTCATCCACGTGCCTTCCGCGCTTGACTCTTCGGTGTTGAAAGACTTGAAATCCATGACACTTCCTTTCTTATAAGGGGAGGAAATAGGGGCCTTCCATACGGAGGCCCTATCTACAAATTACGCCGGATCGAGTCGGGAAACGCGCATGTTCGTGGTGGCCGCGCCCTTGGTGTTGGCAGAAGGAGTCAGTTCAATCGCTGTCCATGTGACTTCCTGGATAACTTTCTTGGGATCAGTGGTTTCCGTGAGCCCCATGATCTGAATGTTGGGCAGATCAAAAGCATAGCCCATACCCGCCCCTTGGGTAGTGAGAGTAGTTCCGAAATCTGGGTCCATCAGCCGAATAGTGAGACCGAACTTGGTCTCTGCCCGGAACTTGGTCCAATAGCTATTGTCTGTAAGGAAGATGCTCATGGTTCCGCTGATTACGGAGTTCCCTTTTCCAAGACCGTAAGGATATCGGGCACCCACAGGGAGCAGGGATTCAATGTCGTTGGTGCCGTTGATTGTTAGTGCCGTTACCACAGCAACAGGCGTATTGTCTTGTGTGATGTAGGCCAAAATATCGTTTGCCGTAAGAACAGAGTTGGTATCGGCGGCTACAATCGATGCTCCGGCGGCGACCGTAGAGTACACCGAAACATCTGTGGCTGCGGCGGCTCTGGTGTCTCCCTGTCCGAGTACACGGCCCATAAACTCGAAAGACCCGGTAACTATGGAGTCGGGGTTGATGGTCAGGGAGAAGGTATTGGCGATGCATCCAATGGCCATCTTGACCTGAACGAGAGTAGCTGCGGTGTTGGTGAGAGTCTGCTCGAAAGCAAGAGACTTCACAGAGGTTCCGGGAGAGACATAGGCCATTCTGCGGATAACCACATCCGCATGTCCCGGGGTGGCGTGGGCAACCATGGTAGAGTAGTTCGGAGTCACTATGGTGATACTGGTGTCGTTGACCAAAGCCGAAATTCTGTAGTACCCATTGTTTCCGAGATCGGTAGTCAAGAAGCCGGAGAGGCGTATCCATTGGCCTACTGCGAGGGTTCCGGTCTCTGTGACCGTAAGCAAGGTAGTGGCCGCAGGGGCCCCTACGATTACGTTTTGTGCAGACATGGCTGCTTCGGCAGCTGTGAAGTCCGCGCACATCCAACTTTCCAGAAAATCATCGAATTGCATCGATCCTGCGGTGTGCCCACCCGAATAGGAAAGCTCGAAAGGAACCGACACAGCCGGAGTGTGGGCTCCAAGGCGCACGGATGTCAGGGCACGACGCGAATTTGTCTCTGCGGTGGTTAGCTGCGTGCGGCCTTCTCCGATGGAAGCTGCGGAGAGTTTTCGCACGGCGGTGAATGCAGTTATGGGAACTGCCCAAGACGTTTCTTTACAGTATCCGAGGTAGGTCCCCGCTGCGCCCTCAACTATCTCACCTGCCATGGTGTGTCTCCTCTAAAGCCTATACGCCGTAGCGCTTTGTAGGCCAGATGCCTACCCTTAGTACGAATCGAGTCGGTTAAAGTATATCACGGGGAAGAACTTACAGCAATACCCTGTTGCTCATTGTACTCTTTCAAATACTGCCAATGATGTTTTTTGTAGCTTTGCTTGTACCCTTTCAGACAGGCAACCAAACCGGAATAACACTTTGCGCCGGGGCTGTACTTCTCTGCAACCTGCGCCAAGGAATTAAATACCTCTAGAGTATCCAAACAAATTACAGGGATTCCGTGAGTCTTTCTTTTATTCTCCCTGAACTTTGCTCTATCTTCCTCTGTAAAAGGATGCTCTAGATGGTACATTTTGAGCGCGGCACTCAGTCTACCTCTCGCTTTGTCAGGATCAGAGAATTGTTCCCATCCGTAGCCTCCTCTTGCCATTCGTGTAACTCTAGCTTTGGTGATCTGCTCCGCCGTAATATTTCGAACATTGGGATGGCTAAAGAACTTTTTTCTTTGCTCTTCCGACCATTTTTTCCCTTTACGGACAAGACTAATTTTCCTTCGGCACTCCTCGGATCTATGCGTTCCCCTTCTCGCATTTGCTGACTTCGCAACAGATTCTGGGGACCTCTTCTTCCCTGCCATACTACCACAGGAGTCTGTCTTCAGATTATACCCAAACTTCGGATGTATGGAATTCGTGGCCCACATCCATCTCTCTTCCTTCAAAGAGAGATCCTCCGCAGTATCCGCGTAATCCACAACGAACCAAAAGAACGCCTCGGGACCGTGCTTGAATATTGAATTGTGAAATCTATTTGTGGAACGCTTCTTACCGTGCCACAGATGCGTAGCTTTACGCCTTTCCAGACGCATCGTGGTCTTCCCCACGTAATACTTTTGCGTAACAGTGTTAACCGCCGCGTAAATAATCCCATACGGCCTCACGTTCTCCTCAAGCATACACATCCGCCCAGAATTCCGCGCTTACGATAAGCCCGTACCACGAATCAGAAATTTTTGGAAAATGACGAATTCCCGGAGTCATCATATGTACATACTGTGTAGGCGCAGCCGTCGGATACCCAATCGAAGTCCCGCGCTTAAAAGCCGCCGCTATGGTGTTGGCCGCAACGAACCCCTCATACAATCCTGCCGGGTTTCCATCGACCTTAACCTTCGGGACCCGGATCGTAATCTGTAAAAATCCCTTGTGCCTATCTGCGGCTTGTGGGAAGAGGCCTGCGGCGACGGGTTGGGCGTATAAGATGTCTACGGAGTAGTTCATTTGCGTGACGGGGAAATCCACGCTGGGACCGTTAGGATATGAGGTATAGGCATCGTACCCCAAGGCGGAGAAGTGTGCAATCAGAGCGCCGTCGATATCAGATTGTTGCCCCATTCTTGGGCTCCTTTCTCTTGTCTATGAGGGGTGTAGGACGTTCGCTTCTATCCGCGTAACGCCAATGAAGGCCTCCAGAACATTTGTACTGTCCTTTACATACTTCGGATATAGAGGTGGCCCCCGTGGCTATCTGCGCCAGTTTCATTGTATCATAGTATACTCCGGTATCCAAACAAATAACAGGGGACACACGATCGTAAAAAGGGGTGAATTTTTCTCTGGTAGCCTGAGAGAACAGGGCACCTTTATGTGCGGCGGACATCCGTAATAGGGTTTCTTTTGATTGTTTTCTTCCTTTGTTTGCAATAGAGAGAAGTTCTCTAGCTTGTTTTGAAATTATCCTTCCTTTTAGTGCGGCAGACATTTTCATAATAGTTTCCTTTGAATGTTTTCGACCTTTCTGTGCTAGGGACATCTTTTCCCTAGCCTCCTTTGAAGGGTGTCTGCCTTTTTGCTGTTCTGACCTTCTTTTACATTCAGCGGAGGAAAAGCGAAAACCGAGTCTTTTCAGCCTCATTTTTTCTTTTGTTTCTTGTGAGTGCGCCATTCCTTTATTCCCTCCGAGGGAATCTGTTCTTAGGTTGTAACCAAATTTAGGGTGAATGGAATTCGTAGCCCACATCCATTGTTCTTCCTTATTACTTAATTCTTCCTTGCTATCCGCATAGTCTACAACAAACCAAGAAAAGGTCTCTGGGCCATGCTTGTGTATTGCGTTATGAAATCTATTTGCAGTAATCTTAGTGCCTCTCCACAAGTGAGCCATTTTTCTTTTCTTCACGTTTGTGGTTGTCTTTCCTATGTAATACTTTCCATTTTTTGTGTTTATTGCCGCGTATATTATTCCGTACATGGTATCTCCGCTCCTTTAACTTATTTCGAAGCAAGATACTTCCTTGCTTCCGATGCCACAATATCATCCCATTCTACTGCATGTACCCTCAAAAATCCAGAGGGGGCCTGAACTGAGAATCCTTCCGAAGTTGTGAGACCGCTCGTGGAGCTATGGGCGTACCATCCGTACTCAAGCATCCTTGCATATTCACTGTACAAAGAAGCAAATATGGACTCCCCTGCGGATGGTTGCCACCGGGCCGCAGCTTCCCGTACAGCAATCTTTGCCGCTTCTCCTGACCTGTCGTTGCGATGTACTTCGGAGGGTTCGGACCCTACCTCTGCATTCCAGTCGCCTTTCGCTACAATGTCGTCCCGATTCGAGGATTCGTCCACAGGAACGTTGTCTATGACGCGATCCATCAAAATTATGAAGCTCCTCCGCGCAACCTCATCCGGGATGCTCTTGAGCTTCAGCTTCATTGCGTCCAGTTGCAATAGAAATTGCCCAATATTGCTTTCCATTGCAAGTTTCCCCCGTCCATTCTTGCCTTATAGGACAAGCCAGAAGTACAGAAATAATGCTCCGTTGATTGCTCCTACAAAGAGAGCAAACAACAAATACTCCACCCTACGCCCTGCACTGAAGCGTCCACCCTACGCCCTGCACTGAAGCGTCCACATGATCGTAGTGACCACCCCTGTGGTCTCGTCCTCTCCTGGCTGTAAATTCTTTACCGAAACGATATTTAGAACGGTCGTTCCGAGCAAAAGTTTATCTGCCGTAGTTGGATCTGTCAAATCCGCTGTAATGAACTTCCTGTCAGAGGACAGAATACTTGTCCCCACAATCTCTTCAGCCTCATACTTGCTCTCAACCACGCGCCCAGCCACCAGAGTCACCGCAGTAGCCGGATCAACGTACACAATGACGTGCGTGGTATTATTCTCCCACTGATACCGGCTCTGCCCCGCGTTCCAGCTCTTCGTATAGCCTGCGGATGTTCCGGGACGTTGCAAAGAAGCGGCCTTCCCGTGCTTGTTGATGAGGCGCTGCGCTACGTTGGTCTTTATCTTCGCATACTGCATCTCATTCCCTGCCTAGCAGCGAAGTACGGACAAAGAGCCTCTCCCGCCCATGACGAGGGGGGAGATCATGGCCGCAATCGTCGGATACACCGTGGCGGAAGACGCTCCTTCAAAATACTCCATGGTGATGATATCCACCTTCTCACTCTTCACCGCCCCGCCTCTATCGCGCGAAGCGAGAAGCGCTCCGGGAGTTGCAAGTTCGATAAGAGCGGCTTCCGCCGTCACATTCTTCAGGATGACGGGAACTCCCGTAAGTTCGAATTCCTCGGGATAGGTGTAGGCATAGCTCCGGGGCCAGTCGAGGGCCTGCGCGTAAGAGAACTTCTCGCCACGCCACTGGCCTGAATACAAAGAATCCAGGGATCGGGTTGCGCGGACGAGGGCGGTCTCTTTGTCGGCAGTAAGGGCAGCTGCCCATGTGGTATTTCCGAGGTCCTCATGATATGTGTCGGCGGCAGTTACGGCCAAATAACTCGTCGCTAAAGGGTCGCCAACGCCTGACTCAACGACAAAAGCCATACAAGCCTCCTATGGACAGACAACTTTAACACAAAACCCCCACTCTTGCAAGTGAGGTCGGTTTGATGCAGCTATAAGCAGACTCAGCCTTTGGATTCCTCGTAGAAAGGAAGGTCGAAATACCCGGTGGTGGCAGTGGCCGCTCCGATGTTCGTGAACTTCACGAGGTAAAGGGTCCCCGGCTTCAGAACGATTTCCTGTGT